CTAGCTCTACGTCAATCATACCTTCGCCCAGCATGAGCTTACAGTAGTCAACTACTTTTTGGCGTTCGTTTTCGTTCTCAGTCATAACAATATTTAGCTTATAAATACAACACTATGCCACGCTTATCAATGTATCGCCCTGAAAAAGGGAATGATTTTAAATTTATAGATCGTGCTATCAACGAGCAGTTTCAAGTTGGTGGTACAGATATCTACCTGCACAAATACTTAGGTGCAGTAGATCCTGCTGCTGGAGAAAGTAGCCCTACTAAACCTGCTAACGTAAGTGAGTCAGGTGAACTAGGTATTCAAGACGTCCTGTTTATGGAAAACAGGGACCGTCATTATGATCCTGATGTTTATATTATCCGTGGGATTTATACATTACAAGATATTGATTTTAACCTAAGTCAATTTGGGTTGTTTTTGCAGAATGATAATATTATGATCAACTTCCATTTACGTGGATCTGTAGATGCAATTGGTCGAAAAATAATGGCAGGTGATGTCATTGAGTTACCTCATCAGAAAGATGAGTATGCGTTGGACGATTCAGTAGTGGCATTAAAAAGATTTTATGTAGTAAGCGAAGTAAATCGACCAGCAACGGGATATAGTGTCACGTGGTACCCTCACTTAATTCGTGCTAAGTGTTCTCCGTTAGTTGATACACAAGAGTTTAAAGAAATTCTTGACCAAGATAGTGGTGCGGGTGATGGCAGTACTTTGCGAGATTTAATGTCAACCTACAAACAAAGCATTGATATTAATGATCAGATTATTGCTCAAGCACAAGAAGATGTGGGCAAGAGCGGGTATGATACTCAACAATTCTTTGTTATTCCTACAAGAGGAGACGGACTAGTTGATATTGCAGATGTTAGCACTACACACGAGGATGTTAGTATCGTCAATGCTGCTTTAGATGCTAGCATTGTACTAAGAAGCCCAGACAGAGATATATATGTAGGATACTTAACAGGGGATGGCGTTCCTCCTAATGGAAAACCATTTGGTCACGGAATTACGTTTCCCGGTACTCCTGCTAAAGGGCAGTTTTATCTTAGAACAGATTACTTGCCTAATAGACTGTTTAGATATGATGGCATACACTGGATTAAATTTGAAGACAATGTTAGAATGACTGTTAATAATCAAGGTGAAACACAAACTGCTGATCCTAATAAAGTTAGAAAAACACAGAAGGGCAGCTTTGTCAATAATATCAATACTGCAACCATTGCCGGTGAAGTAGTACAAGAACGTCAGGCACTAAGCAAAGCATTGAAACCAAGGGCAGATAACTAATATGCACATTTATAAGTTTACTCTTAGAAAAAAATTAAATACGGAGGCAGCGGTTTAACACCGACTGTACTAAATCGGACTATTTTTATGATGGCCAAGTACGCAAGTACCTAACACAGTTTATGCAGATTATGAGCAATTTTGCTTATAAGGATGCTAAAGGACAACTAGTTCGGGTGCCAGTTCGCTATGGTGATATGAGTAGACAAGTTTCACAGATTCTTAAAAAGAACAGTGAAAATACTATCCCTAGCGCACCATTTATTTCTTGTTACATTAAAGAGTTGCAATACGATTTAACAAGGTTACAAGATCCTACATTTGTTAGCAAAATTCACGTGCGTGAGCGCGAGTGGGATTCTGCTGGTCAAGAATACTTAAACACGCAAGGCAGCAATTATACTATTGAACGTATTATGCCTAGTCCTTTTAAGATCACATTTGCTTCAGATATTTGGACAACTAATACTGAAATGAAATTACAGATCATGGAGCAGTTGGTAATTTTCTTCAATCCTAGTTTTGAAATACAAACAACTGACAACTACTTAGATTGGACCAGCTTGTCCACAGTTACATTAGATAACATTACATGGAGTAGCAGAACAGTACCTCAAGGAGTAACAGAAGATATTGATATTTTAAATATGACGTTTAGTGCGCCTATATGGATTACTCCTCCTGCTAAGGTTAAAAAGCTAGGCATTATTACTAAAATTATTTCTAATATTTTTGCCAGCGGAGCACAGGGTACAATTCAATCTGAATATAGCACAGTGGGTGCAGCAGAGATGTTTGAAAATATCAGTCCAGATGCTACTATTACAATCACTCCTGGAAATTTTGACTTGCTGGTGTTTAACAATACAGCAAAATTAATATCTTCACAGACTGCTGATGTTGAAACTAATCATACTGCGTGGACACGTTTGTTAGATCTGCATCCAGGTAAATTTAGAGCAGGATTGAGTCAATTGAGATTTACGCAACCTGCAGGTAATGATATTATTGCGTATATTAGCTTAAATCCCGCAGACGAATTTTCTATGGTATTAAACATCGATACTGATACAATTCCTAGCAATACAACAATTGCGGGTCGAGGAACTGTAGATGCAGTAATTAATCCCGAAACATACGATCCTACGGGCGTTGCTGCCGGTACACGTTACTTGATATTAGAAGATATTAATATTAATGAGCAGTACGATGACCCTGGATACGACGGTCCAGATGCATGGAAAAATTCAGATGGAGGAGATCCGCAGGCTTATGCCAATGATATTATAGAGTGGAACGGTAATACGTGGAACGTTGTATTCGATTCTACCTTGGTAACTGCTGTAACTTACATAACTAATTCATATACAGGTACTCAATACAAGTGGAGTGACAGCACTTGGAGCAAAAGTTATGAAGGCATCTATGATGCAAGGTTATGGCGTCTAATTCTTTAAATCAAGTTATTTGTAGCGGCGGCTTATTTCTCGCAAAAGACACCGGTAGGTTCTTATTCTTGTTAAGAACACAAGGAAAGACTGCTGGTAGTTGGGGTATTGTTGGTGGGAAAAAAGAACCCAGTGACGTAACTGCTTACGATGCGTTAACTAGAGAAATACAAGAAGAAGTAGGAAAAACACCTGCTATTAAAAAAGTTATTCCGTTAGAACTTTTTACCAGCAACGACCAAAACTTTCAATATAATACCTACGTTCTGTTAGTTGATAAGGAATTTATTCCTGTATTAAATGACGAACACTCAGGGTATGCGTGGTGCACTTACGAAAACTTTCCTAAGCCCTTGCACCAGGGCGTTAGGAATTCATTCACAAATAAAATTATTAAAGCTAAAATAGAACTGTTGTTAGATTTAATCTAGCAAGTCTACATTGAACGCAAACGTTCCTAGATGATGCAATTCTTGACTTAGTGCCGTGTCTACTTTAATAGTGTATCCGGCAGCATTTACTTTCTGACACAGGTACATATCTTCGCCTAGGAAGTCGTTAGACTCGGGGCTCCATTGGAAGTCAAACCAAGGCTTACTAAGTTCCGTAAAGATGCTGGTTTTCATTAGCACACATCCCATACCAATTCCTTCAATTGGAACTAGATCATCTTGTACTTCAAACGATAATGGATTTTCCCAGTCACCAATAGTTTCGTATGCGACACCTTTGTAGGGTTTTTGTCGACGTACATAGTTACATGCGACTACAGGTTCGTTGTGCTTCATTAGCCGAACGGCTGTTGTTGCGGGAAATACCATATCACTATCTAGCCACAATGCATAATCAGCGCCTAGCTTAACTGCCGCTGTTGCCAACCGTTCACGTTGCGTTAATAGGATTGTACTAGCATCCATAAACACATGAGTATCAATGTCGTTCATTGTGTTGAACTTAACCATTTCGGCCAACGCCAATGCGTGGGCAGAATGCAGTGTATCCCTACATGGGATCAATACTGCTAATTTACCTTTTTTACTTGACCAACTACTTGATGAGAATACTGATTGTTTTTTCATGTGCCTGCGACGTCTTCACTTAGTGTTTCACCTTTAATTACTAGGCCCTGTACGGCGGTTAGTAAGTCTTGGGTGCGTTTAGCACATAGTATAAAGTCATTAGGGCTGAGTTTGCAAGCAGTATTCATAGATTCAAAGCTGATTTTTCCACCAGTTAAGATTTCAATGGCGCTAGTCCTTGCTAAATCTTCAATAAATGAATTTTTGCAGTCTTCATCAGATCGATTTAGTAGTTCTAAACATTCATCATCGTCTAGTTCGTCTAGTAAATCCAATAAATGAGCAAGTTCCTGAAGATCATCTGCTGTAGATTTTTCACCAAGGTCTTGTAATTCTTGAATTCTGGATAAGAATTTTGTCAGCGTAACTGGGTTAGTAGTACGATCGTAATACAGTACTGTATCCAATTCCCACTTACTAGGGCAGTTGCTGATTTTAGATAATAAGTCTTTAATTTGTGATAGTTTCATTTTAAGAGTAAGGTGTAGTCTTGCCGCCGAATGTTGCTGAGAATTTAATCAGTGTACCAGCTGTTTGACCAATACCATATGTACCATTGTTACCTAATACTGCACTCAGCTTAATATTCTGTCCACCAGATGGGGCATTACCAGCAGCGCCAGGGGCGTTGTTAGTAAATCCCCTGTTCACCTGTCCAAATGATATTGCTGATCCTGTTGCTGGTAATGTTGCCATAAGTTTCTCTGCGGCCGCGTATTTTAAGGTATATTTTTTGCACCCTGTATAAAATGAATCTATCATATATTTATTAAATTCCAAACCTTCCTCGTATTGCGTTAAAGTTCTGTGTAATCTCAGTAGTTGATAGTGCTTTAGAATATATTTCAAATTTTCCAACTTTTCCGGAATAGGATACAAAAGTCGGGCCGGGCCATTTGGCCATATATGCTGTTGTGTATCCAGCGGTTGTCCATGCTGTTTGCGATGCTGGTAATGTTGCACTGTTAAACAATGTACCATTTAGATACCCTCTCATTTGGGCGGCGCCAGCATTATAAGTGCCTGCTCGGTCAAATACTACACAGACATTATTCCACTGAGTGTTAACA